ATGAGGATTGGTGGGGAGGGTAAAAAGATTGATAGAGAGGGGCGCTCAGTATTTACTTATTATTACTCTAGATATAAAAAATATTGTATTGTTCAGGGAGATATGGAATTTATTCCATACTTAGATAGTAATAAGTTTTCAATGACTAAACATGCAGAAAAAATATCCGCCTACCATGATGTTTACTTTCGAGGACGTTCAGGAAACTTTTCTCATTATTTTAGGTTTTTATATAATATGTTTAAATTTATTAGTGACGCTAATATAAATGATGAGGAAAAGAAAAAGTATGCGAATATACTTAGGGCGCAAATATCTAATTATGAACTTTTAATTTTATTTTATAATGGTAATGCTAGGCATGGAGTTAAGTTTAAGGAGTATTTTAATAAATACTCCTTATTTGATAACTTACCTGTTGATAAATTAATCAGTGACGTGCATGTGTTATTACATGATCAGGTGGCTTGGGGTGATAATGCAGATGCTATTTCAAAAATAAAGGAAGCTACTGAAAAAGGGTTGAAGTAAATTACAGGGCATACATTTTTATGCCCTTCCTTTTTCACAATTTCACTGCTATCCAATCCTTTCCACGGTCATCATTGTAACGATCCGTTTGCTGCTGTGACTTATGTCCGAGCAATTTACGTGTATCAATTCCTTGTTCTTTATATAATCTTTCAGAAAGCGAACGCTGTTCATGAAATGTCGCTGGCGAACCATCACCCCAGTCAATATCCGTTTTATCTCTGGCTTTGCTGAAATTCATCGTTAATGTGTTCGCTTTTACCTGAGCGCCTCTTTCTGCCTGAGACGTGGCCCTGAAAAAGTGAATCAGGTATGGGCTAACCGCATAATCTCTACAGCGTGCAATTACTTCCCTTAAACTCCAGTTAATTGCGTTGAGACGAAGCGAAAGTGGAATAGCTATTTTACTTCCAGTTTTCTCCTGGATTACATGGATGTGATCGTCCCAGATATCGCTAAACTTCATCCTTGAAATATCCCCCAAACGCTGGCCGGTTACCAAAGCTAAGAGCATAGCATTACCTAAATACTTGTGGCTCCCATCTGCTATCTCAAAAATCTGCTTCCACTCTTCAAGACTTAGGCGCTGACGTGAAATTCTCCGACGAGGCTGTTTAGTCGCCAGCGCTGGATTATGGCCCGGCGGCACTTCGCCGGCATGTTGTGCCTCTTTAAAAACGTCGATCAATACCGAACGGATCACCTGAGCCATTCTCGGCTGACCAGCGCTAATATAGTCATCCAGAATGCTTGCAATGTCCCGGACATCCACAGAGGATATCAGCTTCATTCCAACGCTTGCTCTGAGAAGAGAAACTGGTTTTGCTTTTTGCTTGTAAGTGTTTTGCTTGATGTCATCTGACTTAAGCCTTTCATCCTGTATTTTCCAGTAACGATCGAGCCAACTGGCAGTTGTGATTGCTTTGCCCTTGCTGGTGGCTATTTTATCGCTGATGGCTAATATTTGCCGCGATCGTTGCTCAGCCAGACGGGCATTTGCTTCTGTTGCTATTGCAACAGCTTCTGCCTCATCTTTGCCCAAAGCATGAAATTTGCCTGTTAGAGGATGCTTATATCTCCAATAAACTTTGTTCACTTTCCGGCTATAAAGAGGGTATAAGTTAGGAACTGATACGTTATTTTTACGTGGTCTGGCAGCCATCGTTTAAGATCCTTTGCAACATAGGTGAGTCAGATTTATTGATTACTGGTACCGTAAGTTCACCAACAAGTTCTGCATCCTCTCTTACGCGCCATAAGCGTCCTTGCTTCATCGCTGGCGGTGAAAACATATTGTACTTGGCATAACGTCTAAGCGTTGAAACACTTGGCGGGTTGCTTCTGTACTTTTCTGCGGCCCATTCTTCAAGAGTTAACATCTGAATCATGCTTAGTTCTCCACTTAGCCCGGCTGCACCCGGGCGTTAATCAATTAAGCTGGCTCTGTGCGCTTATGCCGCTCATAGAACCACTTATGCAATTCCATAAGCTCTTTGTCGATAGATGCATACTCACGGTCGAAATATGCCTGGGCGTCTTTTTCGTCTTCATCTGGAAGCTCACCCGGACCAAATAGCGTGTTGAAAATCCAAGCCATACCGTCCTTCGCATCGCCAGTTGCGCGCCATTCGATAATAGCTGCCTGCATAACTAAAAGGTTTTTACCGAACAATCGGTCAACCTCTTTAAAACGATTACGAATGTACTCGTTTTCGTCCTTCAGTCCGGAAATGCGCTTCTCTGCGGATCCAAGCGCTTTGCCTATCTCGCCGTTTCTCTTCTCCAGTTGGTCGATTCTGTCCTGCTGCTGATTAATGTAATCGTTCTGAGAGGAGTTTGAGCGCTGCGCCTTCTCTAAAACCTCAACCAGTTCGATCACGGCATCAGGAGTTGCCACATCGTGGAAGGCGTCAGTGTCATAACCCCATTCATCGGCATCAGATTTTGCCTTCAGTGCCGCCGCTTTCAGGTCTACTGACAGTGTCTTGATGTCGCTCATTATTTCTTCTCCCCGCTCAACTGGTCATAGACAGCCTGTGCCTCTTTGCTTGTTAGCCCCAGCTGATTAACCATGAAGTTAACCAGCTCGCCATATGGCCTACCCTCCTCAATTTGTCGGCGGATAATTTTCACGTCGTCATCAAGTAATTTTTCGCTCATTCGCACACTCCTGCATAAACGCTGCTGCAAACAGTCTTGTCGTTGGCCTCAGCTAACAAATCAAACTGAGCTCCACCACGGGTTGTCATAGCCCAGTCACGGTAGGTTTCAATCCCGTAACCATCCACAGTAATAACGTCTATACGACGTTCCGCCCGTCGCGGGTCATGAGTTGACGGGAAAAAGGTGGAGTTACCGCGTCGGGAGCAGGCCGCAACGAAGCGCTCCCACTCTGCGACCCTGGCTATTTCCTCCGGCCAGCGCTGGAAAATTTCTGCAAGTTCAGATTTGCGTGCATGAATACACGGCATGCATCCAACGCGGCTGCACCCTTGCTGATAAAGCGGATTCGGTTTAATGCCGTGGCGTTTTGCGATTGCAAAAACATCTTCATGTAACCAGTTAAGGATCGGTCGATAGATATGCAGGCCGCGCGTATTGTCTGCATCCTCTTCCCATATTGGCAGGCCAGCCCGTGCTGGAGACTCCTGAGCACGTACACCCTGCCAGCTAATAACCTCATCATATTCATCAAGCGCGGGCAGCACCATCTGAGTACGTACAGGCTCATGTTTAAGGTCGAAAGTGCAAAAGCGCGCCTTTGTACTAGGGAACCTGCCTTTCCACATGCATAGGTCCAGAAATGGGTTGCCAGTTGGCCTGAGAATATCCAGTGCCGTTGCAATGCGTCCCGCAGCCTCTTCAGGAGACATCCCGCACTCTTCAACTAATGAGACTGGCCATTTTTCAGCAATGAATTTACGCTTCCCTTCAATCTGACGGGAGAAATCAGCCTTGACTCGTTTTACTGGCCCGAGTCGATTCTCAAGGTAGCTTAGATATTCCATTGTTTGCGGATGCTCATGACCGGTATCTGCGAAAACACAAATATGTGGAACGTTGTTTTCGATAGCGAGTAGCCATTGAGCAAGACTGTCTTTACCGCCAGAAACTGAAATGATATTGAGCGTATTGTTATTCTGGCACCGTGAGTCGAGGTTCATAATTTCACCCTGTCGCCAGCTAATTTATAATTTACTGAGAGCGGATGTGCCGAGGCGTAGTCAAAGTTCATGCCATCCTTTACGAAGCACTCTGTATTAATGAAATTGAGCAGGTTAGCGTTTTCGCTCTCAAGCTGGCGGGTTCGTTCCATCGCTTCAGACAGTGCAACGTAAGTTACATCAAGGCGTGTTGCTATCTCGCGCAGCAAAGCTGCATCGGCATCCTTGAGAACGCGTGCAACCTCATATGCCCGTGCTATCAGTTCTTTGACCGTCAGGCGCATGTGCGGGCCTCCGTCAGTTCATTGAACCGGTTCATAAACAGGCCATAAGCCTGTCCCGGGCGCAGGGGGATAATATTGATCAGATCCGATGTCGGAACGCCGGCCAGCATCGGCCACACGGTACCGTCATCAATATCAAGATCGCGGCGCTCGGTCGCCAGCATGGTCAGGTCTGCATATTTCACTATCTGGCTAGTTTCTTCCGGCAGGCCATATTTATGGCGGATCAGCCTGTCGATTCGCGACTCGATGAAGCGGTAATCCGGGACCAGCACTTTTAAAGGGGAGGGCAGATCACAGCAGTAAGCCTCTGCGCCATCATGCAGGAGCGCTTCAAGGGCGAACTCCGGCGGCACTAGCTGGCTACAGAGTACCGAATGCTGCGCCACGCTGTAGAACTCCGGCAGGTGGCCGCCGAAACGGCAGGTATGCGAAAGCGCCGTTGCGATATCCTCGATCACGATATCGTCGGCGGTGGAATTGAGGTAATCAAATTTCTTACCGGATAATGTCTGAATAAAGCCCACTGTGTTTTCTCCATATAGCTGGCGCTCTGCACCGCGCCTGATTTTGGTTGCACGAATCCCTCGCCGGGTGGCGATAATGAAAGTGGGTTCGCTTTAATAAGCGCCCGGGAAGGGCACTTAATGAAGCTGGCGGCTGCCACCGCCAGTTAGTTTCTCCACACAACAAAAAAGAGCACCTGTGCTTTACGCCAGCACCCGGATGGATTGGGTTATGGGCCCGTCATCCGGTGATGCTCTTGTGTGTTGTGTAAAAAGGGTGGTACCGGACACCTCAATAAGCCAGGCACCGCCAAGACTACACACAGCAATGAAGATCCTACTTTTTGTAGTTACCAGGTGGCTGCGGGCGGGGCGCTGGCGACCAACCAGCTACAACCCCTACGGTATTGACTCTCCGCGCCGTGGGTTATACGGCTCCGTATCGCGGCTGAGTTTCTGTCGCTGGTGGTCAACCCAGCGGCGCAACCCCTCCCGAAGACACCTGACAGCGAATCATCCGGTCATTCGTACGCCACCGGCGGCTACTTCGTGGGCGTCCTGCCTGTTCGCTGTTGCTGTCTACAATGTAGGATAACTTACTATTTAGTGTCAATGCTTTTGGTAGGAATTCTTACATCAATGGGCGAAAAAAAAGCCGGAGAACCGGCTTCAATAAATTAATGAGGGGTCTAAAGGTCAGTCACAACCTGTTTAACTACACCAACAATTCTGCAATTACCATTCACTTCAAGAACTCGATAGTTTGGATTGAGGGGAACTAAATATTTCAGGGGCCCATCAATAACAAACTTCTTTAAGGTAGCTTCCTCAGAACCTTCAATTTGCGCAACGACTATTCGACCATTTACTTCAAAAGGGCTGCCGTAGTCAGGATCTACAATCACAAAAGACCCTTCCGGGATACTGGGTGCCCCGTTTGGATTTGTCATTGAATCACCGCGCACTTTTAAAGCAAAGCCTTCATCAGAAAGAGAAGCGGATGTGTATATCCATTCTTGGACGTCTCTTTCAGTAACAGGACCACCAGATTCTGTCCACCCACCTGCTTGTACCCAAGACAGAACGGGGATCTGTTTTACCCCAAATTTATCAGTTGGACGCGGCGACGGTGCGTCACTATCAGGATCACCGATTCCGTTAATAAGCCATTGAGGATTGCATTTTAGTGCAGCCGAAAGCGCCTGTAGGTTTGTACCTCCAGGAGCATAGTCCCCTGATTCCCATCCGGTGACTGTGACTCTATTGACGCCGACTAACTTTCCCAACACAGCTTGAGTGAGCTTGAGTTGTTTGCGACGGGAACGGATTCGATCATTCATTTTCATGTAGGCAATCCTACCATTTTTTGACGTAGGAATCCTTGACCTGTGTATGTAAGATATCCTACTATCACGATGTTCCTAATTACTACATGTGAGGGTTAAATGAAAAAAGATGAAGTTATTTCTTACTTTGGTGGCGTCAGCAATGTCGCAAAGGCTCTTAACATTTCTCATGCCTCTGTATCTGGGTGGAAAAAGGTTATTCCAAAAGGGCGAGCATTTGAAATTCAAGCAATCACCAAAAATGAAATGAAAGTCGATCTTAGTCTCTACGCAAAGCCTATCTCGATCTCGGAATAACAGAAACTACCAAAAGGAAAACATCATGGTAGAGAGCATAAACACAGCAATCCGTCTTATGTGTAAATCACATAAACATGGTCGTTTAGGGATGGCAGGTGATCTGGGTATGACCATCGACCAGTTTCATAACCATTTGTATCAGAAATGCGGTAGTCGCTTCTTCACGCTTAAAGAACTCGAATCTATGGAAGATCTTTCCGGCACCAGTTTCTTTACAGAATACGTTGCTGAAAGACAGGGCAAATTCCTGGTGGATAAGCCGGTACCTGGGCTTGTGGACAACGTCGATCTTTATGACATCGAGCTGAAAGCAGCGGTAGCTGAAGGGGATTTTGCAAGAGCAAAAATTGAAGCAATGGCCGACGGCGTGATTGACAAGAAGGAACGCATGTTTCTTTCGGATTTATTCAACGCGAAATTACGCCATCAGATACATGGGTTTATGGGCTTTTTGGCTTTGTATGGTGTTGGCATTGCAGATCACGCGGTTGACGCATTCGTAATTAATGGTCGGAAAGGTGACGCCCCGAGTGTGCAGCTCGAGGCGTCTGGCGCGCCAGCTTTCTAAGTGGAGAAATTTAACGCATGAACAGTTTAAACCGATACAGGCCTGCTAAGCAATTCAGATGCAAACCGCTGGTGGGCAATGCTTCGTTCGGCTATGAGGAAATCGTACATTCTGCGGACGGCAGCCACAACTACCAGGCTCCAGCGGATGTGGTAGGTGCGTTCGCGGAGGTAAACGAGCGAGGACGTGAGGAATGGCTGAAGTTAACCGCTGGTTTAAAGACCGCCGGGGAATCCCCGTCCGTGTTATCCGTTGGGAACCAGAAAGCAATCGCGTTATCTATCTGCGGTCTGGCTACCCCCATGAGTGCTTCAGCCCACTCCACATTTTCAAACGTGATTTCACGGAAATAGAGGGCGATCATGAGCAGTAAATTACATGGCTTAGTCTGGGAAGGCTGCGCATTCAAAGGCCTGATCATCTCTGAAATAGCGGTAATGGCCCGTCTTGCTGATTACAGCAATGACGAAGGTATTTCCTGGCCTGCTGTCCCTACCATCCAACGCCAGATTGGCGCGAAAAGTGAAAACACTGTGCGGAGTGCAATTAAAAAGCTCCAGGCTAAAGGCTGGCTGATAAAGCAGGAGCGTAAGAACGGCGGTAAAAACAATTCCAACGTTTACAAGCTCAACATAGAAAAGCTTGAAATGGCAGCAGCAGAAGCAAAGGCGCATTACGCTGCGCTCAGTCCAGTATCAAAATTTGATGCCTCAGAATTTGAGGGGTCAGAATTTGAAGGGTCAAAATCTGATGGGTCAAATAATGGTACTGCCACCCCTCAACAAATGCAGGACCACCCCCCAATCGTTGAAGGCGATCCGTCATTTGATCCACCAGTTGATCCGTCAGATATAAAATCTTCTTGTCCCGCCGCGTCGCAGCAGGACGCTGAAAAGCCGGTTGAAGATTTTGTAACCCGTCATCCTGAAGCGGTGGTGTACAGCGTTGCAAAACGGCAGTGGGGAAGCCAGGAGGATTTAACTTGTGCCGAATGGATTTGGAAGAAGATCCGCAAACTGTACGAGGACGCCGCCGAAGCTGACGGCGAAGTTGTTCTGCCTAAAGAGCCTTCCTGGACAGTATGGGCTAATGATGTTCGCCTGATGTGTTCTCAGGACAGCCGTACACATCGCCAGATCTGCGAGTTATTTGGCCGTGCCAACCGCGATCCCTTCTGGTGCAAAAATATTCTCAGCCCTGCCAAGCTGCGCGAGAAGTGGGACGATCTTTCTCTGAAGCTGAGTACATCAGCCACCAGCGCCCCGCGTGAAGATGCCGCATTCAAATCCAGTTATTCAGGCGTTGATTACAGCGCACCAGTGGGGTTCCGGTCATGAGATACGGATCCGTTTGCAGCGGCATCGAAGCAGCAACAGTCGCCTGGGAGCCGCTGGGCTGGAAAGCTGCATGGTTTGCTGAGATAGAAAAATTCCCGTCGGCAGTTCTGGCATATCGCTGGCCTGAAGTGATCAACCTTGGCGATATGACAAAAATCGCCGCCGCTGTGAGAGCCGGGGAAGTCGAAGCGCCGGATGTGGTGGTCGGAGGCACGCCGTGCCAGGCATTCAGTATCGCTGGTTTACGAAACGGACTCGCCGACGCGCGCGGGCAATTAACTCTTTCATATGTGGAGCTGGCAAATGCCATCGACGACAAACGTACTGAGCGGCAGGAAGAAGAAACAATCTTCGTCTGGGAAAATGTCCCGGGTGTCCTCTCAGACAAAGATAACGCTTTCGGGCACTTCCTTGCCGGACTGGCTGGAGAAGATGAAGCAATCGAACCTGGTGAACGACCTGCAGCAGGTAAAAGCAATGGATACTGGCGCTGGAATAAAAAAACCTGTCAGCACATTGCAGCATGGCCGCAGCGTGGTTGTATTTATGGACCACAGCGCGCGCTGGCCTGGGTTGTCAGAGATGCCCAATACTTCGGAGTGGCCCAACGACGCAAGCGTGTGTTCGTTGTCGCAAGTGCTCGAAAAGGATTCGATCCCGCAGAAGTACTTTTTGAGTTCGACGGCGTGCGCCGGGATACTCCGCCGTGCAGAGAACCGAAATCGGCAGTTACCACTAATGCTGGAGAATGCCCTGAAAGCGGTAGTCACTGGGACAACCCAGTAAATCCACATCCTACGTTAAATCAGTCAAACAACATTGGAGGAATTGGAGCCAGAAATCAGGAACTTTTTAGCCAGCGCGGATCTGGCCTTGTTGGAAAAATTCAGGCTTTTGGTGGCGGGAACACCAGTGGAAGCATAGATGTAGCTTCCGCATGTACCGCACACGGTGTACGTATGGATTTTGATACTGAAACGTTCGCTGTATCTTTTGCAGAAAACAGCCGTGGTGAACTCAGATATCAAAATGGTGACGGAAGCATAACCGGTCCACTTTCTACTGGTGGCGGAAAGGCCGGCCAGGGTATGTCGGCGGTAATTACAGAACCTTATACCCTTGCTGTTCGCGGCAGGAATGAGGGTTCAACAGTTGAAGTGCGCAATGACGGTACGGCCAATGCTCTTTTAACTCCTAATGACGGTCGTGCGGGCATGGGCGTTGGTGCGATTGGGTGGGGTATGCAGGTTCGCCGCTTAACGCCGTGCGAATATGAGCGTTTGCAAGGCTTTCCCGACAATCACACGCTGATCACATGGCGTGGCAAAGCCGCGACTGTGTGTCCTGATGGTCCGCGCTACAAAGCGATCGGCAATAGTATGGCCGTCCCTGTGATGCACTGGATTGGCGAGCGTATCGCCGCTGCGCTGCCAGCGAAAGAACCAGAGCCACGCGCATGGCAGCGCCCGTTCCTGAAGTGGGCTGGTGGCAAATACTTTCTGCTGCCGGAACTGGATCGTCTTATCCCGGCGGGAAATCGGCTGATTGAGCCTTTTGTGGGCGGCGGGTCGGTGTTTATCAACTCAGATAAACATGCATCTTTCCTGTTGGCAGATGTTAACGCCGATCTAATCAACCTTTATCAGATGCTGGCGCTGGTGCCGGAAGAGGTTATGCGCCATGCGCGGCTGTTATTCAGCAGTCTTAACACTGCGGAAGGTTACACAGCGGTACGTGACGAGTTCAACCGACAGATCATCTCAGCACCGGAGCGCGCGGCTGCTTTTTTGTTCCTCAACCGACATTGCTTTAACGGCCTGATCCGTTACAACCGCGCCGGAGAATTTAACGTCGGCTGGGGCAAATACCCGGCACCATATTTTCCTGAAAACGAAATCACAGCGTTTGCTGACATGGCCCATAACTGCGTTTTTATGAACGCTGGTTTTCGCCGCACGCTGTCGCTGGCAGGTGAGGGCGATGTTGTGTACTGCGATCCGCCTTACGAACCAATGCCGGGTACCGCAGGCTTTACCGGTTATGCCGCCGGAGGTTTCACCTGGAACGATCAGAACGCTCTCGCAGAAAGTTGCGTTGCAGCCCACCAGCGCGGGGCGCGTATTGTCATATCAAATTCCGTGGCCCCGCGCATCGTTGAACTGTACAAGCAGCACGGGTTTTCGCTGAATTACGTCACCGCACGCCGATCCATTTCAAGCAAAGGCAGCACCCGCGAGATCGCAAAAGATCTCGTCGCGGTGCTTTAAGGGGGAGCAGTGGAAAAAAACAAAAAATTAACTGTCAGCCAGCAGAGGGTGCTCGACGTACTGATCGCATTCCAGCGCGAGCATGGTTTTTCACCCACTGCGTCAGAACTGGCCGGGCGGCTGGGGTTCCGATCTCCTAATGCCGCATCGGATCATCTTCGCATGCTACATAAGAAAGGGGCCATCAGGCTTACACCGGGTGTGTCCCGTGGCATAGCCATTATTTGCGATAGTGATGAGGATACTGCGGTGTCTCTGCTCCGTTCGCTGGTGGATGGCGACGATGACGCCAGAGAAAATGCGCTCGCTTTCCTCGAATCCCGCGGGGAGGCGGCATGAAGTTAATTTTGCCGTTCCCACCCAGCGTTAACACCTACTGGCGCGCACCTAATAAAGGCCCACTGAAGGGCAGGCACCTGATTAGCGCCAAAGGGCGCGCATACCAGAGCGCGGCGTGCGCAGCGATCATCGAACAACTGCGCAGATTGCCTAAGCCCACCACCGCATACGCGGCGGTCGAGATCATCTTCTATCCGCCCGACGCCCGCCGCCGGGATCTGGATAACTATAACAAAGCGCTTTTTGATGCGCTGACACATGCTGGCGTATGGGAAGACGACAGCCAGGTAAAACGCATGCTGGTGGAGTGGGGGCCAGTGGTACCGAAAGGAAAGGTTGAGATAACGATCAACAAATACGAACCGGCGGTTGCAGCCGCCTGAAAAAGTGGAGAAACGCATGAACGAGTTAACCAATGCAAACACCGGGCTGACGATGTCCAGCCGTGTCATCGCGGAGCTGGTCGATTCACGGCACAGCGACGTTTGCACGACCATCGAACGGCTGATGCAAAAAAGGGTCATTGGGGGGTATGCGGCAATGCCGTACACCCACCCCCAGAACGGACAGCAGTACCATCACTACGAAGTCAGTAAACGTGACAGCTATGTGATTGTTGCGCAGCTCTGCCCTGAGTTTACCGCCCGGCTGGTGGACCGCTGGCAGGCGCTGGAGCAGGGCCAGCAAATTGCCGTGCCGCAGTCGTTGCCCGAGGCGCTTCGTCTCGCTGCCGATCTGGCAGAGCAGAAACAGAAGCTGACGGCGGAACTGGCCGCCGCCGCGCCGAAAATTGAATTTGTGGATCGCTACTGTACCGCCAGCGGATCGATGTCATTTCGCCAGGTGGCGAAGCTGCTGAAGGCCAAAGAGAATGACTTCCGCCTGTTCCTTATCGATAACAACATCATGTACCGGCTTGGCGGCGCTCTGACGCCTCACCACCAGCACATTGACGCCGGACGGTTCGAAGTGAAGACCGGAACTTCTGTTACCTCAAACCATGCATTCAGCCAGGCGCGATTTACGGCGAAGGGTGTTAAGTGGATCGGCGGCATGTGGGCGGAGCATCTGGCGAAGAGGAACGCAGCGTGAGGGCATTGCTTAAACCCGATATTGCCCGCCACCTGGGTATCGTGCTGCTGAGGCCCGGCAGTGAACTGATGACGATCTTCAGTTCCGGGCGTGTGCTGGTGGAGCCGCAGCCGGAAAACATGGCACACCTCCCAAGCGGGCGGATCGCCGACGCGCGGCAGCCACTGGCAGAAGATGAGAGGCTTTATCCGTTTTTCTGCGATGAGCGGGTGATCAATGCCGCTGGCGGGATTGGGGCGCTGGAATACTGGCTCGAACGACACGGCGGCGGGAAATGCCAGTGGCCGCATACAGACTATCACCATCGCGAACTGGTCACGCAGCGTCATGCCCCCGGCGCGCTGCTGCTGTGCTGGCACTGTGATAACCAGCTGCGCGAGCAGACCACCGACACGATGGCGGCGCTGGCCCGGCAAAACGTCGCCAGATGGATCGTGGATGTGGCGCGCATGTCATCCGGCTATGACGCAACGCGGGAGCTGTCACTGTCCGAGCTGTGCTGGTGGGCAGTTTATGCCGGTGTCGCCGACGCTATCCCGGAAGATATGGCGCGCCGCGCACTGAGACTACCTGGAGAACCGCATCAGTCTGTTTATAACGGTCACGATCTCGGCCCGTCTGCCAGTGGTAAAGAGGTGCTGGGCAAGCGGCTGAAGAAATATAAGCCAGTCACGCGTCATTCCGCAGAGCCACCAGCAGCTAAACCAGTCGTAAATATAAAGGTTGATCCTGAATCGCCGGAAAGCCTGATGCTCCGCCCGAAACGGCGGCGGTGGACGAACGAAAAATACACCCGGTGGGCTAAAGCACAGGTATGCGCCTGCTGCGGCAAGCCAGCAGATGATCCGCACCACCTTATCGGTTACGGGCAGGGTGGCATGGGAACCAAAGCGCATGATCTCTTTGTGATCCCGCTGTGCAGGGCGCATCACGACGAGTTACACGCGGATACTTCTGCATTTGAAGCGAAATATGGCAGCCAGCCAGAGCTGGTGCTGAAAACAATAGACCGTGCGCTGGCCTTCGGCGTGCTGGCATAAATTAGTGGAGGCAGTGATGCGTGATGTTCAGAGGGTTATGGAATTATGGGGGGCATGGGCAGCAAGCGACTCATCCACCATCGATTTTTCTCCCATAGCGGCAGGATTTAAGGGGTTGCTGCCGCATAATAGTAAGACTCGAATAACATGTTCTGATGATGATGGACTCATTATTGAAGGTTGTATGGCCCGCCTAATGAAGCGGAAACCTTATGATTACCACCTTTTGGTGGGCTACTATGTGTTTATGATTCCAAAACGTCAAATGGCTAAAAGTCGTAAAAAGAGTGAAAAACAGATTCGCATTGAAATGATGTTGGCTGAGGGATTTATCGAAGGATGCCTGAGTATGCTCGACATCACTTTAGATATGGACCAATTGGTAAAATAAAAAACGGCCGCGAGGCCGTTTAATCTTCTTCAGAGGTTGTGGACGTAGAGGTAACGGAGAGACTTTTACCTATATTCGCTAAATCTCTAATAGTTTTTTCTCGGTCATTGATTAATTCTTTTCGAAATTCCTCTGTTAAGTGGGAACTCTTAAGTTGTTCATTTATAAAATTTAAATCTCGATTTAGACTGTTTCTTAAGGCGGCCTCAGCCGGGGATTCTAATCCGTGACGGTTGATTACCCAGATCATTATGTATGTTAAAAAAGCAGAAACGAGAGGAGCTAGTGCATAAAGTAATGGACGCCATGCACTGTCGGAATCAGGAGCAATTAATGGGACTATAGTGGTAAGAACGGCCCCTACGCCACCTGTAGTAAGTCCTTTACTTTCACTTAACAGATTCTTTTTATCATCACTCATTGCTTTGCGGATCCCTTGGAACTGGCATCTTCAATGAGATCAATCACTCTCTTTCCGTCTTTACCATCCAGTTTTATGGTTAAGGTCTTAATCAAACGGCGCTCAGAATCATGCATCCGGATTTCAACCTTACGTATTGGGAACAGTTGCCGCCAAATCAATGCAGATCCAGCATATACAAAGCGATAGAAGGTTGGGAGGCTGACAATCACTCCCAACCAAAATACAATTTGTATTAACTGTTGTTGTATCATATTGATTTATATTCTTAAATTATTTTATTACCTTGAGCAACACGATGCCGTAACACTTTCTTTATTACAAATTTCTGTGTGGTAGCTCGGGCTGTCATAGTTTTGGTTGTTTCAAGAGTCACTGAAAAGAGGTCTTCACTGGTGATTGTTCCTTCAGCTTGCCTTACTTTAGCTAAAAATTCATAATCTGTAAGTAGTACCGAATGCTCTTCGTTCAGATACTCCATCCTCCAGCCCTTCTCACTATGGAAGTTAACCTGAGTAAATTTCACATTTACATCTTTAATATCAACATCTTTTTTTAACAGAGTTCCCCTTGGCAAGGGTTTGATCTCTTCTGTTTGCTCTCCCTCAAGTCTTATCAATTCATTATCATTTTCATCAACAATCTTAAACACCGGGGAGTCTTTGCCTTCCAAAGGAGTTTGTACAAGAGAAATTAAAGCGTCACGAATTGATGGTTCGGTAACAAGCGCAGCTACGGGAGCGGGACAAACGATGTCCTCACCGTTGAGTTCAAGCACTGCATCGTTTGTGCCTGCTCTTCTGGTAACCGATATGATTTTTCTACTTCCCAATTGTCGGATTAACGAAAGGGCTGTTGCATGTACGGCAGCACCGGCGGCACCAGCAATACCAATGGTTTTTAGTACGCTAATAGCTGCTGGTAGTAACTCAACGATAGTGTAAGCAACACCAAAAGAGCCAGCTACGGCGGGATTTGTAACTAAAACTTTAACAGATTTGTTTCCTTCATTAAGAATATCATCTGCTTTCTCAATAAGGTTTGTCATCGAAAGTATAGAGTTACCTAATGTTTGTGCATCAATAGCATGCTTAGAAAGCTCATCATCATCAGCATCGTAAAACACTTTAAAAGAGGTCGTCTTATTCATAACTTTCCTGTTATGCAAGGTAGCTTATTCGATTTGATAGCTGCGTTAGAAAGATATGAATTTAGCGCGAAAAAAAACATAAATCACTACTGCGGTCCGCAATTTGTGTTGTAGCCTGTTAAGAGTGGTCACGTAGACACGCAGCTTAATCATTTGAACCCGCCTACGTGCGGGTTTTCTATTGTAGATCCCTCACACAAAAGTAAACATAAATGTTGACATGGTAAGCATAATTGCTTACTATAATCGCATGTTCAACAGAATGGAGGAGGGATGAAGCAAAGCGAGTTCAGGCGGTGGCTTGAGTCTCAGGGAGTTGTGGTTTCAAACGGTACTAACCACCTGAAACTACAATACGGGGGAAAACGAAGCGTAATGCCACGGCACCCCGGAAGTGAGATAAAAGAACCACTACGAAAGGCCATCATTAAGCAGCTTGGCCTGAAATAAAAACCAGCCCCTCCGGGGGCTGATACTCGCGGAGATTCATCACGACATTATGCGATATCCAGTAACTCTTCAGCCGGACACCGGCGGATATTTTGTATCGTTCCCGGATATACCGGAGGCGTTGACGCAGGGTGATACCAGAGAAGAGGCGCTGTCTATGGCGCTGGACGCTCTGGTAACTGCGTTTGAGTTTTATTTTGAGGACGGGCGCAAAGTTCCAGAACCCGGCGAAATCACTGGCGACTTCATCGAAGTACCAGCGAGCGTTGCGGCGAAGGTACTGCTGCTCAATGCCTTTGTGGATTCCGGCATCACTCAGGTTGATCTCGCATCACGTATGGGTGTGAAAAAGCAGGAAGTCACCCGGCTATTCGATCTGAAGCATTCGACCAAAATCGATACAGTTCAGAAAGCACTGTCTACGCTGAGTAAACAGCTCGTCTTAAGTGCTCAATAATTTCTGACGACTTATAAAGGCTCGCATTGGCGGGCCTTTTCTTTATGGATGCCGCCTCCAATATGACAAAGAGCAGGAGTAATGCGAAGCCTACATGTCCCAGCCGATCGCAAAGCTCAACAAGGCAGGGCCACAATATGAATCTGCGGCGGCTGCGGCTGGCCGCTCCGTACCAGTAAGCGGAAAAAAGTCTGTTTCCAGGCGAAGCTTAGGTGTTTGACATATAATGGATTTTTTATCCTAATTTCGGGAGATTTATGTCAAAAGAAGCCATTATTTTTTTATTGGTCGCTATAGTAGCTGAGGTTGTTGCCACCACTGCATTGAAGCTTTCTGACAGCTTCACAAAGGTGGTTCCGAGCATCATTACGGTCGCTGGATACTGCATTACCTTCTGGTGTCTCACAATTCCAATGCGCACAATGCCAACAGGTGTTATCTATGCCATCTGGTCTGGTGTAGGCATCGTGTTAATCGGTGTTGTTGGATGGCTTTTCCTGGGACAGAAGCTTGATTTTCCAGCTATTTTGGGGATGTCGCTGATAATTGCTGGTGTAATAGTAATAAACCTCTTTTCAAAAAGCGTTGGTCACTAAGGTTTATGTTTTTAAAGGTATTTTCAGAATATATTTTAAAAATGCAGGCTGGATCGAGAATTTAATATTCTGCTTTGACATCACGGAATGCTCTGTCATTACTTTAAATGTGGTGAATCCCCCTGCGCGGCGGGGCTACCAGTAAGTTTTTGATTATTCAACATTGCGGATCTGCTGACTGGGGCAGGTCCACCGGGAGGCGCCCGGCACCACATATACCTACTTCACCGACAGTCATATTTGCTTTGCTACTTCTGGCCTGCTTGTCCGAGCAGGCTTTTTTTTATCCTTTTTTCCATACAGCGCTTCCGACACCGACGGAGGTGGAGATGAAACGCATGCCCGAAAAAGACCCCGGCTTCTGGGCAAGCCTGGTAGCCTGGCTGTACAGCCACAAAACAGAGTGGGGATATGCGGGCGTCGCGGGCATGTTCTCTCTGCTGCGCAGCGCCTATGCCCAGTCCTCATGGAGTAAACGTGTTCTTGATGCCGTGTCGTGCAGCGCACTGGCGTTCTTCGCCGCGCCGACGCTTCAGGTAGTTGGTGGCGTACTTAACTGGAATGTCCCTGATGCCGCCGCACAGGTATTTGCGGTGTATATCGGCTACGTGGGCAATGACTATATCAGTGAGAAACTGCGCGGCTGGATAAACCGCAGAGCGGGAGGTAACAGTGAAAATCAGTCCTGAAGGTATTGCCCTGATTAAGCGTGAAGAGGGCGAGCGCCTGAAAGCTTATCGTGACACTAAAGGTGTCCTGACAATCGGCATCGGTCATACCGGGCTGGTGGGCGGGCGAGCTATCACTCCCACAACGGTAATCAGCAAAGAAAAATCGTCTGCTCTGCTGGTGGCTGACATTGCCTGGGTGGAGAAAGCCGTCAACAGCAAAGTTAAGGTGCCGCTCACCCAAAACCAGTACGACGCGCTGTGCTGCCTGGTCTTCAATATCGGTGAATCGAATTTCGCTGAATCAACCGTTCTTAAGCGCCTCAATAACCATGAATATCATGGTGCGGCCGACGCATTCCTTATGTGGAAGCGCTCCGGTAACGATCCGGATATTCTTCTGCCGCGCCGCCAGAGAGAAAGAGAGGTGTTTCTGACATGAACCCGATCAACTTCATCAAAAACTATTCACACGTCATTGTGATCGGCCTGATTTGTGTGGCGCTCTGGGGGCTGAATGCCCGTAATTCACAATTAACCGCCACCAACGAGCGGCTGGAAAAGCTGGCAAACAGCAAAGACGACCAGATTAACGATCTGCGCTCGAAGAATGACGGTCTGGCCGCCAGCGTCAGCGATCTTGTTAAAGCGGTTAACCAGCAAAACGAGGTGATGTCAGAAGTGGCCGTACAGCGGGCATCCACCGCTCAGCAGAACAGGAAACTCCAGGATGAAATCAAAGCCTATCTTTCAAAGGACGTGTGTGCATCCGCTCCTGTTAACCGTGATGCTGTTGACCGGTTGCGCAGCGCAGCAGAAGCCGCTGGTGGAGTATCAGACAATAAAGCAGCCAGTGGTAAGCCTGCCCGCTGACCTGACCAGCCAGATTGATGTACCTCAGCCACCAGCAAACATGACGTTCGCCGACAGCGTGGCGCTGAATGCTCAGCTTTATGGCGTGATCGGACAATGCAATATCGAGCGCGCCGCCATCCGAAAAATCGAATTATCCCGATAAGGTAAATAACCATGACCGTACGAGCAAAGTTCCGCTGCCACTTCATCCAGGAGGCTGATGATGATTCATACCGTGTCGTTCATCTGAGCGCCGTTACGGCGGATTCCCCTGAAAACAAATCCTGGTCTAAATACACACCAGCAGGTGACATCCGAATGCATATTTCTAACCCTGATGCCTTTAACCAGTTTGAGCAGGGCAAAGATTATTTCATTGATATCCAGGCAGCAGGCTAAGCGAGCATCACAAGGCGCATTTGCGAGTGCGCCTGATGATGCACCCATTTGATATTTACTGATTTAGGCACTATTACATAAGTACGGGAGTATCCCGTTTTATCTAAGGAAATGATATGAATCAGGAATTAGATCGAGCGATTTATTCTGCCCTCAGCAAATATGAAACTACGGCAGGCATAGGATCTTCAGCTACTGCAAATGAAATAATGAAAGTAGTTAAGCCTTATTACAAAAACGGTACCTGCGAAGAAAAACAGGAAATACTGGCTCGCATCAATAGGCTTCGTGAACAACCCGGCGTTCCGTTTCCGATCAATATAGAGCACTTACTGAATAGCTAATCTTGTTCGCCCTGACAAGATTCAACTATGAAGCCACTTGCAGATGCTAGTGGCTTTTTTTTTATTGCGCATCGCACACACATCAACGAGAAACTTTCAGCAGTGAGCCAAGCTCACTGCTTGTCTCGGGCAGCTTTGCCTTGTGTCACTCCTGCGACATTGAGCATTACAAACCTCCATCCCATGATAAAGGCCATAAAATGATCGAAGTAAATTCTTTTGCTGAATTACGTAATACCAAGCCTTCCGTCTCTGGCGAGATCGCGTTTCTTAAACGCTATTACGACAAAGATTCCACCTTCCAGGGCGGTGGCCGTTTTGTCGGCTTCATTGATACATCCGTTAAGTCCTCAGCCGATGATAAAGGCACCATGGCAGTTCCCGCTGCCGGTGGGTACTACTGGAAACGAATCATTGATAATGTTCAGGATATTAATATTTATCACTTCGGCGGTAAACGTCTGCGCGGCGATGCCAGTTTCGACGCAGACAACGGCGCTGTGAACCGCGATGCCTGTATCAGCATGTATCAGTGGGCAAAGGGTTTCGCCTCACCGGTCAGCAACGTGTCTCAGAATCCGATTCACGATATCGGTATTCGGTTCCCACCGGGTAAATTTCAGGTTAACCCCGTCGATTTAACCGGGGAAGGTATCATCCAGTTTTTCAACGTTTATGGTGATGACTGCGAATATGGCGTATTGCCAAGCACCATCATTATTTCCGATCAATCAGCCGCGACAGTGTTTAAAGTCCAGGCCCGGCGCACTGCCATTCGCGGTGTATTCTGGGATGGGCAGGCAGAGGCTGACACGACGAAAAATACCGGGGCGATTACCTCTTCTATGGTGAGTAACCAGCAGTCGTTTTTCGAAAACACGATTGTGGCGGGCCAGTACGTCAACATTACGTGCTGTCGCGTTGAGAATAATGGCGGGTCGGCATTTAAGCTGCTGGATACTCTGGACACCCTTCTGGATCAGATTTACACCAAAAATACCTATGCGCGTGTTTTTGATATCCAGTGGTCCGATACGGAGAAAGGGGTCTGGGATCACTCAACCGCCATCGAATTAAAGAATTCGAATTTCCAGTATGGCTACGGTGACGCGACGCTTTACATGCCGCGCGTAACCCAGGGACTGATTAACAATGTCTGGGTTGAGCACACCCGGTTCCCGGGCGATTTGAGTAATGGCCAGTGGATCATTGATGCCCTGAGCATTGAGGACTGCGCTAATCCACTGAAACTCAATTATGCCCGCACCCTGATCCGCCAGCTTAACCTTCAGTCCGGTGGCAGTATTGATTTAACCGCGTCCGGCACATCATGGCAATCACGCTGGGAGAACGGGTGGCGTCGCGATGAAAACTTCGGTACAGAGATGACCGGCTCCCTTAAAGCTGGCTGGTACTCAGGGTACCGGGTTAGCAACACGGCAAAAGATGATAAATGGTTCAGGGTGGGCAAGTTCTCTTTCCCGAACGCCAACCAGCACTGGCATATTGAGATGCATGGTAAGTCTCTGCGTGATACGACAACATCACCTGTTGACGCACCGCTGATAAGCAACGTGTGCGGAAAAACTTATCTGAACCTCTATCGCGGTGCCAGCACCGTGGGCGGTAACGTTCACCATGATGGTGATTCTGGTGTTATTGACTGCATCGTCCGCAAATCAGATAGCCAGGAAATTTATGGTGAAGTCTGGATTAAGCTAAAGGCGGAGTGTGGCGACGTTGTTCTCAACCTCAAAACCACAGGCCCGTCACGCTTCGAAGCCGGCATTTGTTCTCTGTTTACGCCTGACTTCACCGAAGTTACTAACATGGATGCTGACAACCGTCTGCCATTGTCTACGGCAATGAATTATCACAACGGCACGGCGGGTTTTGGTTTTGATGGCAACGTGGTGACGCTGGTGTCCGAGGCAGCAACAGCACCGGCGGCTTCAGCTACGCCGGCAGGGTACGTCACCGTCAAAATCAATGGGGTAAGCAGAAAGATCGCGTACTTCTGATTAGGCAGTAACAGTAATGAGGCTCGCTCGCAAGAGTGGGCCTCATCTTCCTTCTGTTACCTCTCCTGAGAGGAGTTTTTCCCTCAGAAAAGGCGAGTTGAAGTAATAAATCAATATTTGGACTGCAAGCACATATACGCAAGCGGGGCCTGAAGCAAATAGGAATACTATGAGTGAAGCTAAACCGCAGGACGGTAGCACCGTTAAGGGCTATCGCACATTAACTGCTGGGGATATCGAAGTGATAAACCGGTTAAAAGATGTGAGCCGTCATTTCCTGAACCTGCTGGACACCGCCAAAGAAACTGGCGCGGATCCGCGCTGGGCGGCATTGGCAGAAACCGAGATGCAGAAAGCCTGTATGTTTGCCTGCCGATCTGTAGCGAAGCCTGACGATGATTGCTGAGGCATTACAGCAGACATTAGCTGGGTGACTATGTTAATGTAAATTCCGTTGTAATGAAAATATTCCTTATCAACGGAGAGTTTTATGACTACTTTCACAACAATGCAAAATGCAATTGAAAAATTCGAGGAAGCCAAAAAAAATTATTGGAGTGATCTTGATAAAGCTTTAAGCCACATTGTAATTGATGCGATTCGTTTTTTTAGATACCCAGAGGATAATAAAGTTATAGAAGATGGTTTGTTGAAATATATAGAAATTGGGGTTATAAAAGATGAGGGGTTCCGTACGACACTTCCTACTTTATTACCAACTAAAGACTTAAAAATACAGTTTGTGTTGAAAATTTTATTGGGGACATCGACAGAGACTGCCAAATACATGCAGTTATATCGTCTTAATTTCTATAGAAAAAAATCTGTTTATTATATTGAATCTCAAGATAGTCCCTTTGGAACTATTGTATTGGGAACGGGAAAGCCAGAATCAATCGATTTTCGCTCTTTCTTTACTGCCTTAGGTAAGAACTTAGAGAATATGTATTCTGTAGAGAATTTCAATTAAAAATTTTTAATGCGAAATTAATTTAAAGCCCTGCAAGGGGCTTTTGGGGAGTTATTATGCAGGTCCATATCGATGGTGTTCTATATACACCTGCCTGCAAATTATCTCCTCGTATAGGTATTGCCATTACGACACATCACCGTGCTGACGTTTTTAGCAAGGCGCTGGATCACCATCTGCAGCATTTACCCGCTGGTGCGCTGGTAGTGGTGATAGATGATGGTTCAGCCCCGGCAGCTACTGTTCCCGATGGCGTAAAAATTATAAGACACGACATATCGCTGGGCATCGTCGCATCGAAGAACGCCAGCCTTGCCGCGCTGATGGATGCCGGATGTGAGCATCTTTTTCTCTGGGATGATGATGCCTGGCCGATTGCCGATGACTGGCATTTGCCCTACATCGAATCGCCCGAACCACACCTTGCTTACCAGTTTCTCGATCTGGCCGGGCCCCGCAAACTGAATGATCTGGCTGTGCTCTACTGTGACGATCAGCATGTGGCTTATACCGGGCAGCGCGGCGTCATGCTGTATTACCACCGCAGCGCCATTGAGACCGTAGGCGGCTTTGATCCGGTTTACGGTCGCGGCATGTACGAGCATTCGGATCTGGCGCTGCGTATCCATAATGCCGGACTGACAACGTGGGCGTATGCTGATGTCACTGACTCGGAAAAGCTGATTCACTCGATGGATGAGCATGAAGAGGTCACGCGTTCTGTTTCCCGTCTCGATCGCGAGGCGCTGGTGGCGCGCAACGTGAAAATCCACAACGAGCGCCGGGATGCCGGTTATACCGGTTATGTCGAATACCACCTGCATCGTAACGTGGTGATCACCACCCTGTTGACCAGCCAGCCTGATCCGCAGCGTGACGTGAAGATGCGGCCTGACCCGGACCTTCTGCGCGCCTGGGCGACGTCAATCAGTGGCGCTGATGCGGTTGTGCTTGCCGACGAACTGACCGAAGCGTCATCCGGCGCACAGCTGGTGAGTAGTCCTGACGTGGCGATGAATGTTTATTTCCGGCGCTGGCTGCACATCTACCAGTATCTGCGCGATCACCCTGAATACCATTTCGTCTGGTGTACCGACGGTACTGACGTTGAGATGTTGCACGCGCCGTGGAATGAGATGGACGCCGGTCAGGTTTATGTCGGCTCGGAACCAAAAACGTACGCTGACGCCTGGGCCCGGCAGAATCATCCGGAGAAACCCTATCAGGACTTTCTTGATGCACATCGTCACGACGTGATGCTTAATGCCGGATTGCTTGGCGGCATGCGTGAAGATGTTATGGCGTTCGCCCATGCGATCGTGCGTCTGTATTACCGCATTGAGAGTAATCGCTTCTGGCAGACTGAACGCGCTGGCGCAGCGGTGGGTGACATGCTGGCGTTTGGTATCGTGGCGAAGTCTTTCGCTGACAGGCTGGTCACTGGCCCTCAGGTCCACACTGTCTTTAAAACTGACGGTATTGGTAAGGAGTTTGCCTGGTGGAAACACAAATAAAGTTTGTGGTGGTTGGACATCACTCACGGCACAGGCAGGCATTATGCCTGGCTAAATCTCTTGGCGCCGTCCTGCTGACTGATAGCTGGGACCACGGCGCGAACTGGAATCATCGTCGTGCGCTTGAGTGGGCCGCCTGCCAGTCCTGCCGTGTAGTGGTGCTGGAAGACGACGCACAACCGGTGAGTGGTTTCGTCGGGCTCGTTACTGACTGGCTGGCCCGTTTTCCTGAGAACATGCTGAGCTTTTATCTTGGTACCGGGCGCCCACCTCAGTATCAGATGCAGATAGCGGAACAGCTGATTAAGTCTGACCGGATGCGCAGCGACTACATCACGCTGCCTCGCCTGATACACGGCGTCTGCTACAGCGTACCGCCGCAGCACATCGGCAGGGTGCTTGCACGATGGGACAGCAACAAGTCAGCAGACTTTGCTGTGGGTGATGCGTATGGCGATTCAGTTATATACCCCTGCTGGTCGCTGGTGGACCATGTCGATGGTGAACCAGTTGAGCGTCATCCTGACGCAGCGCCACGTATTGAGCGCCGTCGGGCATGGAGGCTGTTATGAAGGCAGAACCACGCATCTATGGCAGTAAATGGGATAAGGAGCGCATTGCCTTTCTGCGCCTTCATCCGCTCTGCGCCATGTGCCAGGAGCAGGGCAGAGTGACGGCCGCAACGGTGGTTGATCACATTACACCTCACAGGCTTAAAGAAGCACTGAACGCCGGGGACTCTGCCGCGATCGCAAAGGCTCAGAAGCTTTTCTGGAGCCGGAGAAACTGGCAGGGGCTCTGTAAGCAGCACCATGACTCAACCAAACAGCGGATGGAGAAGCGCGGCATCATTATTGGATGTGATGAAAACGGCATCCCCCTCGATCCGGCATCACACTGGCTCAGATGAGAGTGGTTATCATTTGCATCATGATGGGGGGAGGGCGGGTCAAAACTTCAGAACCCTGAGCCCGCATGACCGCCGCCAGTCCTTTTTACGCACAACCGCGAAATGAAAAGTTTTTTTCCGGGAGGTTCCGATGGCAGGACGACGCCCGAAACCGACCCACCTCAAAGTGGTTACCGGCAATCCGGGCAAACGAAAACTCAATGACAAAGAACCCGCCCCCGTCAGAGAAATACCCAGTCCGCCCGCTCATCTTACTGACTGGGGAAAGGTGGCGTGGGGAAAACTGACCGTGCTGCTTGATGGCATGGGCGTTCTTACCGTTGCAGACACGCTGGCGCTTGAGCGCCTTTGCGATATTTACGCCGACATTCTGCAGTTACGTTTGACCATCGCTGACGAAGGGCGGACCTATACCGTTCAGACCGATGACCGACACAATCCGATTGGTGATGTTCGCGGCGACATACAGGCAGCGCAGATAACTTCTGCTGTTTATGGCGCACAGGGGGTAAAAGTGCCTCTGAACGATGCGATTCTGCAATGGTCCGGAGATGAGCAGGCAGAGGAAGATGATCCTTTTGTGAGACTTGAGGCAGCATTAATTTCTGCGACTAAGTGACAAACATACCCCTGCAGGTTTAGGATTGATAATGATAATACTAGGAGGGGCGATAGTGAGAAAATCTTTAATTTTTTTTATTTGCTTGCTTTTAATAAGCGCCTGTAAGCCTTCTGAAAAAGATTTCATTTCAATAGGTGAGGGCGTCGTAAAAGATAGTCTTAAAGATCCAGAAAGCGCAAAATTCAATTCATTTTTTCATGGTACTAGCGAAAATGAAGGTTATGTTTGCGGAGATGTAAATGCAAAGAATTCGTATGGGGGTTACACAGGTAAGAAACTATATTTTGTTTATATAGAAACCAAAGATGGTAAGTTAAATAATCATGGTCCTGTGACAATTGTTTCAGACGAAGGCAAAAAAGATTTGGAAAAATACCAGTTATTTTGTCAATAAATTTATTATGCGAAATAAAAACCTTGCTTAAGCGAGGTTTTTTTATTTCTAGGGGGATATGATGGCAACCTTGCGTGAGCTGATAATTAAAATCTCTGCCAATTCTCAGTCATTTCAGACAGAGATATCCCGCGCATCTCGTATGGGACAGGATTACTATCGAACCTTGCAAAATGGGGGAAGGCAGGCAGCAACAGCGCAGCGAGAAACTCAGCGCGCCCTTTCTGCGGTATCCTCTCAGCTCAATGCAACCCGCTTGGCAGCCTTGAGTATGACAGGTGCTTTTGCCGGTGCTTTTGCAACTGCGAACCTGATCCATCTGGCGGATTCATATAATTCCCTTTCAGCAAGGGTAAAGCTGGCGACTACTGATGCTACTGACTTTGCCGCCGCGCAAAAAGGGCTTATGGATATTAGCCAGCGCACAGGCTCGGCTTTTGCTGATAATGCCGCGCTTTTTAGCCGTGCTTCAACATCATTACGTGAATGGGGATTTGGCACACAAGATATACTTAAGCTGACTGATGCTCTTGCAAACGGGCTTCAAGTTTCGGGCGCATCCGCCGAGGAGACATCTTCTCTTATCGTTCAGTTGTCACAGGCATTAGGCCGTGGTGTGCTACGTGGGCAGGATTTTAACTCTGTGGCGCAATCCGGGCAGCGAATTATGAAGGCGCTGGCTGATGGCATGGGCGTTGCCCAGAAAGACCTTAAAGGTATGGCTGATGCAGGCCAGTTAACAACAGACAAAATCGTACCGGCGCTAATCAGTCAGCTTGGCAAACTAAAATCTGAATTTGACTCGATGCCGAACAGCGTCAGCGCCGCATCGACACGTATTCAGAATGCCTTTATGGAATGGGTTGGTGGTGCCAATAATGCGAGCGGGGCTACGGCGACAATTTCAGGTGTAATGGATGATGTTTCGAAAAACATTGATACTGTAGCCACAGCGGCTGGTGCGCTCGTTGCGGTTGGGGTATCCCGATATTTCGGTAACTGGACTAGCAGTATCGCCAGTAATACTGGTGAGCTAATAAAAAACTATCGGTCCCAGGTGGGGAATGCGTCTGCACAGCTTAATGCTGCCAGAATGACCCAGCGCAGGGCGGCGGCGAACTCAGAATCAGCGGCGTCTGCCTATAACCTGGCTAAAGCTGAAGCGAATGTTGCCAGAGGAACCAATGCCGAGGTGCTGGCAAGCCAGAATCTTATTCAGAAACGTAAGGAGATGATTGCGGCTAATACTGCCCTAGTCCAGTCGAACCGTGCCGTGGCTGCATCCCAGTCAACGCTGAACAGGGCAACTTCTGTCTGGTCATTAATGGGAAGAGGGGCATCTGGCTTACTGTCTCTGGTTGGCGGTCTTCCGGGCGCATTGATGTTGGGTGCAGGTGCATGGTATGCAATGTATCAGAGCCAGGAGCAGGCCCGGCAATCTGCCAGAGCATATGCAGAGCAGATTGATGAAATAAGAAACAAGACATTACAAATGTCTTTGACACAAACTGACGAAAGTAGAGGTCAATCTGTTGATGCTCTTGTTGAGCAAAACAGACTTATTTCCGAACAGTCATCAAAAATTAACATTTTAAAAAAACAGATTGATGATATAAATTCAGCCCGCAATAAGCCGGGAATTAATGATAGAAATGAGCAGGATATATTAAAATCCATCGCCATTCTTACAGATCAATTAGCTGTAGAAGAAAGTAAACTAAATGAAATGCGGGAGAAATCTGCTTCAATACAACGGACTTTAGATGGTTTGGAACGCCATAGAGCAGATCTAATTACTAGGGTGACTACCGCTCAGGATAATGCTCATAACTCTCTTTTAATGATGAATGGTCAACAAACTGAGTTTAACCGGCTATTAGGGCTAGGTAATTCGTTGCTAATGGCTAGACAGGGGCTTGCCGAAGTTCCAATGCGCCTCCCTCAAGCGGACCTCAATCAAAAGCAAAGCGACGCCCTTGAAAAAAGCCGCCGAGATTTAGCTTTATCCAAATTGAAAGGCGAGGAAAAAGAAAGGGCAAGGCTTGGATATGCTGCTGATGATCTTGGTCTTAAAAATGAACCTCAGTTCCAGACAGGGCGACAAGAACTCATCAACAATGGTCTTAAAGAATGGAGAAATATCGAAGCCAACAAGCCAGCAAAAAAAGGTCCCAAATCTGATGCTGAAAAAGCGGTTGATACCTATGACCGACTCATTAAACAGCAGAAAGAGCAGATCGCGCTCGAAGGACAGAATACCGAACTGGCGAAAGTAAAATACCAGGTCAGTCAGGGAGAACTGGCAACGTTAAGGCAGGCACAGAAAGCCGATCTGATGCGCAATGCCGCGCTTATCGATCAGGTTAAATTACGCGAGCAACTCCGTAACTATGAAGCAAACCTTGCCGACAGTAACGCCAGTGCGCGCGCCGCGAATGAGGCCCAGCTTACCGGTTATGGGCAGGGAACCCGGTTCCGTGAACGTATGCAGGAGCAGTTCAATATCCGTAAGGAATTTGAACAGAAGAATACCGATTTGCTCCGGCAGCGGCAGGCAGGCGACATTGACGAGACATTTTATCAGCAGGGGCTGGCGCTTAATAAACGCTACCTGGATGAACGTCTGCGCGATGAGCAGGGCTTTTATAGCGCCTCAGACGCGCAGCGTAACGACTGGTTCAGCGGACTGAGCGAAGGTTACGCCAACTGGGCGGATGAAGCGACGAACTATTCCGCGCTGGCGGCCGATGGCATGAGGCAGGCAATGGAGGGATCTGTTTCCAGTGTGACCGATATGCTCAACGGCAACGTGTCGAGCTGGAAAGACTGGGGCGTCAGCGTGCTGAAGATTGTCCAGAACGTGCTGGTAAACATGGCGATGGCGAATGCCGCCAGCTCCATCGGGTCGCTGTTCAGCTTTGGCGCATCCTCTGCGGCAGGTAGCAGCGGAACCGCAATTCAGAGCGCCGCGGCTAATTTCACATTTAACGCGAAAGGTGATGTGTACGATTCCCCGTCGCTCAGCGCCTACACCAACGGGGTGTACAGCACACCGCAGTATTTTGCGTTTGCCAAAGGCGCCGGGGTGTTTGGCGAGGCCGGGCCGGAGGCGATTATGCCGCTCACGCGCGCGGCGGATGGTTCGCTCGGTGTGCGGGCGATGGGCGGGGTACAGACCGAACGCGTCGCGCCCTCAATTACGATCGGGGATATCAACATTAACTCACAGTCACAGCAGCCGGTCAGCCAGGGCGCGGCCAGCGCGGCAGGTCGTCAGCTGACGGATGCCATCCTGCGCACGGTGAATGAAGAGGTCAGCCGACCAGGCACGCCGCTGTGGCGGGCCATTAAAGGAGTGTAAGCGTGGCGACAGAAACATTTGAATGGTGTCCGCGCATCACGTCGCAGGTTGATATCACCCTGCGCACGCGTAAGGCGCAGTTCGGGGACGCTTACACGCAGGTGGCCGGGGACGGCATTAACCCTAAGCTGCCGCAGTGGAGCGTGAGCTTTACCGGTGATGAAGACTATATCCTGGCGATAAAGGCATTCATCGAACGGCATGGTGGGTGGAAATCTTTCCGCTGGAAACCGCCGCTCGAGCCGGAAGGGCTGTACCGCGCAGAAACTTTCCAGCTTTCGTCCCACGGCAATAACATTCATACCCTCAGCAGTACCTTCATACAGGCATATCACCCATGAGTATTTCATCTGACGTTCAGAAACTTGAGCCGGGCAGCCGCATTCAGCTGATCGAAGTGGACGGCTCCGCCTTCGGCGCGGGCATCCTGCGTTTTCACAAGGAGAACCTCCCGCACACAGAAGCTGAGCTGGCAGCAGCAGGCGGCGATGAGTCGAAGCTGCAGGCAAAGTCCGTCTGGTGGCAGGGCCAGGAATACGGGGCCTGGCCGTTTGAGCTGGAAGGGATTTCCGTCAGCAGCGACGGGCAAAGCGCCCGGCCAAAGCTGACCGTTGCCAACATCAAGGGCACGATCGGTGCGCTGTGCCGCCGTTTTCAGGGCATGGCGCGGGCGAAGGTGATTATTCACGACACCTTTGTGCATTATCTCGATGCGCGTAATTTTCCTGAAGGTAACGCGGATGCAAATCCGCTGGAGGAGCGTAAGCAGGTATTTTATGTGGATCGTAAATCCGGCGGTGATGATGAAACCGTGGAGTTCGAACTCTCCAGCCCCGCCGACCTGCGCGGCCAGCAAATCCCGACGCGCCAGATCCAGCCGCTCTGCACCTGGTGCATGCGGGGGTGGTACAAAACCGGGAACGGCTGCGCCTACGCCGGGCAAAATGGCTGGTTCGATAAGGACGGTAAACCCGTGAACGATCCGGCACAGGACGTCTGTTCCGGCCTGCTGTCCACGGGTTGTAAACCGCGCTTTGGCGAGAATGAACCGCTGGACTTTGGCGGTTTTCCCGGCGCATCCCTGCTCAGGAGCTGATGATGAAAGATAAAACGATCAGCGCCATCCTGGCGCACGCAGAGGCTGTTTTCCCTGACGAATGCTGCGGGCTGGTCATTCAGAAGGGCCGCGTCGAGAAGTACATTGCCTGTGAAAACCGGGCCGCGTCGCCTGATGAACAGTTCGAGATCGCCCCGGAGGATTACGCCAGTGCAGAGGATCAGGGTACCGTGGTGGCGGTGGTACACAGCCATCCCGGCGACGGCGCAACCACCCAGCCGAGCGAGCTGGATATGCTGATGTGTGACGCCACGGAAATACCGTGGGTCATTGTTTCCTGGCCGGAAGGCGATATCAGAACGGTTATGCCGCGCGGCGAACGCCCGCTTACGGGCCGCCAGTTCGTGCTGGGTCACGCCGACTGCTGGTCGCTGCTGATGGATTATTTCCGCACTGAGCACGGCATCGCCCTGCCCAACTACAGCGTGGAGCGCCACTGGTGGGAGCAGGGCGAAAATCTCTATATGGATAACTGGCATGACTGCGGCTTTCGCGAGTTCGATGGCCCCCCGCAGCCCGGCGATGTGGTGATCATGCAGGTACAGTCACCTGTACCCAATCATGCCGGGGTTCTGCTGGAGGGGAACATGCTGCTGCACCACATGTACGGACAGCTGAGTCAGCGGGTGCCTTACGGCGGGTATTACCTCGATCGCACCATCAAGATCGTGCGGCATAAGGAGCTGATGTAATGAACACAACCGTGATTAAACTCAGCGGCTCAATGGCGCAGCGCTTTGGCCGCACGCATTACCGCGTACTCGATACCTCGAAAGAAGTTTTTCGCGCGCTGTCGGCCACCCTTGACGGCTTTGATGCCTGGCTGCGGGAGGCGCGGGCAAAAGGACTGGACTTTGTCATCTTCCGCGACCGCCGGAACATCGGGCAGGACGAATTTGAAATGGTCAGCGCCGGGAGTGAACTGCGGATCATACCTGTTATTCGGGGTAGCAAGCGGGCGGGGGTATTTCAGACAATCCTCGGCGCGGTGGTTGTCGCTGTGGGCGCGATCGCCACCTTTGTTTTTGAGCAGCCGTGGGGTGTCAATGTCATGTACGCAGGCGGCTCGATGATGGCGGGCGGTATTGTCCAGATGCTTTCTCCACAACCCGCTGGGCTGCGTATGCGGCAGGATCCCGATAATAAACCATCCTATGCGTTTGGTGGTCCTGTAAATACCACGGCTGCCGGGAATCCGGTTCCGCTTCTCTACGGTCAGCGCGATATCGGCGGCGCGATTATTTCAGCGGGCATTTACGCCGAAGACCAGCAATAGAATTTTTCAGTAAACACCTGCCGCCTTATGGCGGCTTTTTTTATGGATGCGATATGGCAACGATTATTGGTGCAAAGGGTGGCAGTAAGCAGGGGCATACACCGGTTGAATCCCCGGACAGCATTCAGTCCATCGCCCGCGCAAAAATGCTTATCGCCCTGGGCGAAGGAGAATATGCGGGCGGGCTTGACGGAAAAACAATTTTTCTCGGTGACGGCACGTCCTACACGCCGCTGCTGAACGCCGACGGTTCAGAAAACTTTCCCGGTGTGGTGTGGGAGTTTCGTTCCGGCACGCAGGACCAGACCTATATCCAGGGTTTTCCGGGCATTGAAAACGAGCTGCAGGTCTCCCAGGTACTGAAGCAGAATGTGCCATATGTGCGCGCCATCTCCAACACGCAGCTTTCCGCTGTGCGCGTGCGCGTCGGCTGGGAAACCCTGCTCTGGCAGAAAGACAACGGCGATAAGGTCGGTACCCGCGTTGAGTACGCCATCGATCTGTCTGTTGACGGCGGTGCGTACGGGACCGTAGTGAATGGCATTGTGGACGACAAGTCCACGACGCTTTACGAGCGCAGCCACCGCATTAACCTGCCCAAAGCCACGACCGGCTGGCAGCTGCGCATCCGCCGCGTCACGCCTGATGCCACCTCCGTGAACATCGTGGACACGATGAAGGTTCAGGCCATCACCGAAATCATCGATGCAAAACTGCGTTATCCGCATACCGCGCTGCTGTATATCGAGTTTGATGCAAAACAGTTTCCGAACGGTATTCCGCAGGTGGTGTGCTGCCCGAAGGGACGTATCATTCGTGTGCCGGACACCTACGATCCAGAAACACGCGGTTATAGCGGTACCTGGACCGGGGCATTTAAGTGGGCATGGACCGATAACCCGGCATGGATTTTTTACGATCTGATCCTCAACGAGCGCTTTGGTCTCGGCCAGCGCATCACAGCCGATCAGGTTGACCGCTGGGAACTGTACCGCATTGCACAGTACTGCGATCAACTGGTACCCGACGGCAAGGGCGGTACAGGCATGGAGCCGCGCTTCCGCTGTAACGTTTATATTCAGGATCGTGCTGAAGCCTGGACGGTATTGCGCGACCTGGCCGGTATTTTCCGGGGGATGACCTACTGGGGAGACAACCGCCTGTATGTGCTGGCGGACATGCCGCGCGACATCTGGCACGTTTATAACCACGCCAGTGTGGTCGACGGTAAATTTACCTTCTCCGATCCGAGCGAAACCACCCGTTATACCTCGGCAATGGTCAACTGGTCCGATCCGAAAAACCATTACAAAGACACGCCGGAAGTGGTGTACGACAATGATCTGGCGATGCGGTATGACTTCCGCCAGATGGAAATGACGGCGATTGGTTGTGACCGCCAGTCCGAGGCGAACCGCCGCGGGCGCTGGGTACTGCTGACGAACGGGGCCGGGGAAGTTGCGTCCTTTGCCACCGGGCTGGACGTGCCGCCGGTGGGCGAGGTTATCGGCATCGCGGCGAACGAACTGGCCGGGCGGATCATCGGCGGGCGCGTCAGCGCAGTGAACGGGCGGAATATTACCCTCGATCGCATCGCTGACATCAAACCTGGCGATCGGCTTTTCGTGAACCTGCCTTCCGGTCCGGCGCAGGCGCGCACGGTTCAGGCGGTGAACGGTAAAACCGTGACCGTGACTACCGGCTGGAGCGAGACGCCGGAAGCGGAAACCAACTGGGCGGTTGAAGCCGACGATCTGTATATTGCCCTGTTCCGCGTGACGGGCGTCAGCGATAACAATGACGGCACCTATGCCATCACAGGCACCACCTACAATCCTGACACGTATCCTGCCATCGATCACGGCACCCGCCTGGATGAGCGTCCGATCAGTGTTATTCCGCCGGGCGTTCAGGGGCCGCCAGTGAATGTGACGGTCGACAGCTATTCCAGCGTCAGCCAGGGTATTGCCATTACCACCCTGCGCGCATCCTGGGAGGCTGTAACCAGTGCGGTGGCCTATGAAGCCGAGTGGCGTAAGGATTCGGGGAACTGGGTCAGCATGCCGCGCACATCCTCGCTGGGCTTTGAAGTGCCTGCGATTTATTCGGGCCGCTATCTGGTCCGTGTGCGGGCGGTCAATGCCAGCGATGTGTCGTCGATCTGGGCTGTCAGCCCGGAAACCATCCTCACGGGTAAAACCGGTGCACCACCGAAACCGGAAGGACTGCGCACACAGGGTATTATCTTTGGTGTCGTGCTGAACTGGGATTTTCCGGCCGGTACCGGGGATACGCTCAAAACCGAGATCCAGTACAGCGCGGCGGCCAGCGGCACAAATCCGCTGTTGCTGGCCGATGTGCCGTACCCGCAAAAGACATACCAGCAACTCGGCCTGAAATTTGGCGTCACGTTCTGGTACCGTGCGCGGCTGGTGGACAAAACCGGCAACCAGAGCGCGTGGACCGGCTGGGTAAGCGGTATGCCGGCTGATAATGTTGCTGACTACATCGACAACATGGACGAGGCGATTCGCGAAACTGACACGTACAAAGAGCTGGATAAGTCTATTCAGGACAACGTTAACGCCATTCAGAAAGAAGTTTCTGACCGCTCGGCCGCCATTACCAAAGAAGCCAGCGATCGCGCTGCTGCGATTTCGAAGGAAACAACCGCCCGCAGCCAGGCGCTGACCAAAGAAGCCAGCGACCGGACCGCGGCGATCGCGGCGGAGGCAACAACGCGCGCCCAACAGGATCAGCAGGTCGCAGCTGATGCAGCGAATGGATTGCTTAATGAGCAGCTGACGCGCGAGGCGGCAATTTCTGAAACCAACCTGATTATTCAGAACAAAACGGACTCGCTGGCGCAGTCCATCGCGCAGGTGGCGGCGGGCAGCGGCACGCAATTCGATTCCCTGAAAATCTGGCATTTTAATTCTTCGGGTGTTGAAGGCTGGACCGGCAACGGCACACCAACGGTGGTTGATAACTGCCTGCGCCCGGCGAACCACGCAACCGATCCGTATGTGACGTCTCCCGCCGGGCTGAACATCGATGCGGCGTCGTATAAATTCGTGAAGCTGCGGATCATCCGTACCGGGAAGCCAGTATGGGCAGGTCAGTTACGCTGGACCGGCACCGCCGGACAGTTTGCCGACAGCCGGATGGTTACGCTGCCTGAGCCTGCGTTTGATGCGAGTGGCGTGGCCACCATTGATTTCAGCGATATCAAATGGAATGCCCTGGCGAACATTGTGCAGTTCCGGCTGGACCTCAGCGGCGCGCAGACGACCAGCGATTATTTCCTGATTGACTGGATCGCGGTGGGTCGCCCGGCACCGGGTGCCAGCACCGCGGCGCTCGAGGATGAAGCGACAGCGCGTATCGCGGCAGACTCTGCCGAAGCCACGGCACGCAGCACCCTGGCGGCGCAGCTGCGCGGCGGTACCGACGGCACCGATCCGTCTAAGCTGAACAGCGGCCTGATTTACAACGAACGCCAGGTGCGCATCTCTTCGGAGAAGGCCATCGCCGAAGACATTAAAGCGCTGGAGACGAACTTCAACGGTAACAAAGCGGCAGTACAGCAATCACTGGAGACGCTGACTAACGCACAGACCAGCCAGGGGCAGGTAATCACCAACATCAATGCATCGCTGAAATATGCCAACATTGATGCGGCCAACATGCTGACCAACGGCTCTTTCGAGTCTGATTTTGACTACTGGGATGACCGTGCAAACCGTCAGTATCAGAGCATCATTAACGGTGGCGCGTACAACGGAGATAAGATCCTTCGTTTTGCTGCTTATCCTAACGGCACGTCCTCGGTTGCACAGTGCGGCATCATCTTACTTAAGGGCCGAACCTATCGCATTTCAGCTATGTGCAGGTTCTCGGCTGATGCGGTTGACGGCGGTACAGGGAACACTAAATTAGCACTCAGGAATAATGCTTCTGATGGACTCATTGCCGCTGTAGCCTTTGGCGCTAACGAAAATCCGCTTCCGACGTCCTGGGTAGAACGCACTCTTGATTACAAGGTGGGTAGCTCTGATATTGTCGCTAAGATCGTTGTAGGTTCATACATGAGCGCCGGGTCGATGGATATCGACTTTGTTCGTGTCATGGATATCACCGACGTTAAAGCCATCGAAACCAAAGCCGATGCCGCGGCGCTCCAGACACTCGACGGAAAAGTAACTGCTATCGGGGACACGGTTACATCGCAGGGGGACGCGCTGACACAGGTTAAATCCAGCATTGGCAGGCGTACAGTATTCCGCGCCGTTTCCGTTGGCAGTGGCGGTACTGGAGGGATTACTGCGGCGGGTATATTTCGGGAGGACGGGACAAAGGCAGCGACCCCGGCGCGCTCCTATATGCTGGTCGTTTTCTCCACTAATGCCGATGGTTCAACCACATTAACCCGGACAAATTACGATCTGTACGGCAACGCTGCCGCAGCATCAGCGGCATTTAACGATGCAGTAGCGGCACTGGCTAACGGGACATATGTCGCGGTTACCACCTACGATGAACCAAACGGCAGCAAATCGCGGATCTATGATGCGATTGAAAGTCTGGGCGGTAGTCGTGAGGCGATGGACCTCATGGTCTCCCGTAGCGCGTACATCCTGCTGGGCTGTAAAGGCATCGGTAAAGGTAACGGCCAGGAGCTTGTCAGTCCTGTGGGTGGCTCAGCGGACGCACGCGTTTTCGCGGCCATTGAATTCATTAACGGGACGATGGTTGGTCTGGGCGCTGGCGCATCAGCTATTGCTAATGCCAACGCCACGGCAACGTCAAACCTGAACACTACCGTAACGCAGCAGGGCCAGACCATCACGGCACAGGGTAAATCCATTACCCAATTAACAACCGATGTGGGCGAAAAGGCGAGCCAGAAAGCGCTGAACATTATCGATCAGCGACTGACCGATGCAGAGGGGGACATTGACGGGCAGCAAACCGCTATCAACGGACTGACAACGAACCTCGGCAAGAAAGCCGATTCATCCGTCGTAACTGAATTAACTAACACCGTTCAGGGGCAGAGTGATCGTATTGACAGCATCGCGCTTAAGACGACACGTGTTGACCTGACCAGCCTCGATCAAAACACTTACTACGCTGTGACAATGACTCTCCCCTCCGGCGGTGATATTGCCAAATCGCCATCGCGTATTCGCGTTGCGCGTCCGCTGGCGAAAAGTTACGGCATTAAGCAGGCTGACGGGACATATAAAAATCCGGACTGGGCCACACATGCTAATGGCTTTTCCGCTTCAATGGAATGGACAGCCATAGGAAGCGGTTATGGTGCTAACGATGTTGAAAGAAATATTTATGAATACCAGTTCCGGCCTAACTGGATAACTGGTGGCGTTGCGCCCGTTGTGAACGTGGGGCAGATGACTAACTCGTCAAACGAGTATATCTATCTGCGCGGCGGCTCTCAGTATGATGTTTCGACGCCATACAACGTAACGCCAGTTTTACGTACTGATTCATTCACTGCAACCAGCCAGACCATCAACCCTATAGCTGTTGGCTCAGCGTCTGTTAATGTGCCGTCCACTATCCGCCAGGATACGGTATTAAACGCCACGGCAACGACGGCACTTAAGTCAACACTGAAGGACGCTGCGGCCGACACGGAGAACATGATCGCCAACGGCAGTGGCGAAAGCGGCGCTGAATTCTGGGAAGGTTCACCGCAGCCCACGGTAGTCACGACGTCCCCTTATCTGGGCACGAAATGCTTCGAGTTCTCCGGCACGGCCAACATGTTGATGTTCCAGCGTGGCCTGACGATGCTCAAAGACCGGACCTACCGCGTATCAATGATGGCTAAGTTTTCGTCTGATGCGAGCGTGGATGCAACGACCGGGTGGGGTAATACCAAAGCGTCGATTCGCCAGAGCGAGTCAAACGCCTTTATCGCAGAAGTGAATTTTAAAGGCTCAGGTTCATCGCTGGCGACGGCGTGGACAGAATTCTCTTTCGAGTACACGCCGGGCGCGGATTTACTGGTGCGCCTGGCTATTTCCTCACTGCTGAAAGCCGGGAAGATGTGGATCGATAACATTCGCGTGGAGGATGTTACCGACGCTAAAGCCAATGCGGCGACGGCGACGGCAGTCAGCCAGTTGCCGACGACGGTAAAAAACCAGGGTGATACGCTGACGGCTCAGTCCCAGAGCATTCAGTCGCTCAATACGAATCTTGGCAACAAGGCGGAATCCAGCGCGCTGACACAGACCAACGCAACGGTAACGCAGCAGGGCAAGGATATCAAAGCCAATACTGAGTCAGTCAGTTCTCTGAAAACGCGTGTGGAGGGCGCGGAATCGGGGCTGAACCAGACCTTTGAATCTATCGCCCAGGCAAGTTTCGCGCAGTTCCGCGGCTTCTACGATCAGCGCGCTGAAATCGTCAGTAATGACACGAAAATCAGCGCGTCAATCAATGAAGTCAATGTGACCATCGCAAACGAGACCGGCGCGCTGGCGCAGCAGATGAACACCCTGCATGCGAGCGTCGGGGAGAATGCCGCCTCTATTCAGGAAACATCTTCCGCGCTGGCGGATGTGTCCGGCAAACTTTCGGCGCAGTGGGGCATTAAAATCCAGGTGGATTCGAACGGTAACCGCTATGCCGCCGGTATTCAGCTGGGTATTGATGGTTCCGGAGGCACATCTTCTTTCCTTATCGATGCCGACCAGTTCGGTATTTATAACCCGAATGCGGCTGGTGGCAGGGTGCTGGCTTTCGCTGTGAGCGGCGCAACTGCTTACCTGCGTACGGCCATGATCCAGGACGCAGCCATCGACAGCGCCAAGATAAAAAATGGTGCGATCGGACGCCTGCAAATTGCTGACACGATTTCGTCTGACAATTTCAGTTCAGGGAAAACGGGCCTGCAGATCGACTTTCGCAGCGGAACTATGCAGATTAACGGAGGAACTGCGGGGCAGCCACGCTTTACGCTGGATAACTTGCGTATCGTATCCTACGACGAGCAGGGCAGGCCAACGGCAGTTTTCGGAGCGCCTTTATAATGTCGTTTCAGGTATTTATTAAGGGGACATCTTTTGATGTCCTTAACTCCATGGCTTTTAATTATGTCGCTGACTCTTTTTGGGCCAGCGGCTCAGGGAGCCGCACTTACCCATCACTGAATGTAACTTATGAGGCAGTGATATTAAATTCATTCAGCGGTTCGGATACCAACGACCGCAATTACACTATTACAGTGTCAGGAAATACAGTTTCATGGAATATGCCCAATATCGTAAGGATGCTGGTTATAGCCACGCCTGACATCGGAGCTAACAGCAACTATGGAGGCTTTGCTTATTATGAATATCCCAATGGTCAGCGCACGGTAAAACTTGCACCCGACTTTCTGCCTTTTAACCTTGTTCAGGTTATCGATATCGGGGCCGGGAATGGAGATCTTGAAACGGTGGTGCCTCTGGATAAAGGCATAGTCGCTTTTCATCGCGGCCTTGATATGGGAGTTAACCGCCTCGACCAGATGATTTTTGAATATGTTGAAGGAAACGGCAGGCATGTTTTAAGGGTGACAAATAACCCCATAGGGGGAAGAATTTACGTTTTCTCTAATATGCTGGTTAATATCCCCTCGAGTGGTTTTTACATGTACAGGGACGGCCATATGGTCTGGCACAGTAACTGCCTGCCGTTAAATGTTAAAAAAATCCCAAACGGGAGATTAGACAGCGATCAGCCTCTGGCCTGCCCTTCCAATGTATGCGCCAGCCTGAAAATACAGACCGATCCGCAATTCCAGGTTGGCTATGATAACCGTCAATGTGCATCAGCTGGATACAGTAACGGGCGCTGGCGAGTAGATATAGCAGACACTTTTTTCAGTAGATTTATTGATAATGAAACAGCCTTCAGGTCTTTAAAGCCGTGGTTTTTAGGCGGCTATCCGGCATATATAGAAACCAACATTTACGATCAATACTACCGGGCAGCGCTCGGGATTTAAGGGGATAATATGGCTACCATATCTGACGATCTGGCATCGGGACTCACCAAAACTTTACAGCTCGCCCAGCTTGACTTGCAGAACCAGGACAAGATGTTTTCCAGCGCTCAGACCGACGTAACGTTAACTCGCGCTGACGGCTCCACGTTCGCGGCGGCTACGTGGGCCAAAATGATGGCAGCGACCATCGATAATATCAAAAAGCGCGGAAACCTTGGCGTTAATAACCTCAATGAGATAAACGGGACATTAGAAGGGTTCTGGCATCAGCCCAACAATTCAAACGCCATCGCCAGTAGAAACTATCCTGAAACACAGGCGGGATCATTGCTGGTTATGCAGAACGGCGCTAATGGTAGCACGGGATGCACTCAAGTTTATTACCCGTACAACAGCAATAACACCTGGATAAGATCCGGTATCGCTAACGCCAGCGGGATCGCATCATGGACCACCTGGCAGAAGCTGGCGTATACCAACGATCCCAAGTTTAGCGGGAAAGTTGTTTTCCCTAATCAGATCCATATCCGCGAGGACAAAGTAAAATTAACCTCTAATACCGATGCCAGTTTGACATTTACGGTAGGCGGTAATTTTGACGCAATTCAACTCGACGGTGACGGGCTTTATAACAACGGACGAATAGATTGCGTCCGTGGTTACGCGTCACGAAAAGGTGTAGGACAAAATAGCGCCGTAACCGGAAACCTTTATTCTTTCGGATGGGAAAGCACCGCAAAGATGGGGCTATACGTCGACAGCTCGACTATCGGCTTCCTTGCTATGCAATCCTCATCGGATCGGCAGCTTAAGAAACTCATCAAATACACGCCGAAAAAATCTCGTCTGGTGGCGCTGGGTGAACTGATGCACTGGGCCACGGCCACTTTTAAATTCAAGGCGCGCGGCGATGGGTTAATACCTGAATCAGATACAAAGCTGGGGTTCATCGCTAATGATCTGAAAGAAGTCAGCCCAGAGTGTGTTGAAGGTGAAGGGCTGAAGGAAGGCGATGAATTAGATCCGACAAAAGCGTTTAGCCTAGACACCGTGGCAATGATGGCAAAAATGACGATGGCGATGCAGGCAATGGAAGACCAGATTACCGATCTGCAAAATGCCGTTAACACTCTGAAAGCTCAGGTTGTTTCCGAGTAATCCAATCATGTTACTACCTTCTCTATCAGGACTGATTAAACTGGCCTGAGCCTATTGGAGCGAATTTAAGTCTTTGATGAGGTATCGTGGAAACAGCATGTATTTAAAAAGGCCGAGCCTGATGGCTCAGCCTTTATCATTTATGTTTAAAATACAGCATTAAATTGCTGTACAAATTTATGTGAAACCAGCTCAGAGCCTGCATCGTTTAAGTGGAGATTGTCAGATGTATAGATAGATAGATTATATAAATTAATTCCGCTTTCATTATACAAATCACACACAGGTACTGAAAAGAGCGAACAGACATCTTTGATGGCCTGCACATATTGCACAAGCGTATGTCCTGCTCCGTTAGCTGCGGGATAAATCGCTGATTGACCAGATACCTTGCCTCTTTTTAAAGGTGTACTGAAGACAACCTGAACATTTGGCTTTAAAGTAAAGATCGTATGCAATACGTAGAATACGTCGTAATAGAATGATTTCTGGACGCTATCATCGTAGTCAACTCGTGCATCAGCAATCGTGCCTAATGAGCGATTACCACCGTAGTCGTTGGTACCGCCAAATATAGAGATAAGATCTGCGCCGTCAACATTAGCTGGTGAAAGTTTGTCAGCCATAGTCCTGACCCCTTGGCCTGGAACGCCATAATTTGCGAGCGTTTTTAAACCAGTATCTTTGATAACGAAAGGAATGTAGAAACCACTATATGTTATCGAATCTCCGAGCCAGATCACTTGTTTACCCTGACCCCGCAAAGCACTGCTGCTTCCTCCGAAGGGGATATATCCAGTTTGCGGTGAGTCACCTTCAGTAACCATTAGTGATTCGATTCGATTAAGTGGTGTTACCTGAAACTGAATGAACCATGCACCTTCAGGTACAGGAATAGGGGTTTGAGCGGAGCCACTGTACTCTTTTGAACCAGACAGGAACTCCCCATTAGAATTATAAAAGCAAAGTGAGTTGGTACCTGAAGATGATACAAAAGTACCACCAGGCGTCACAGGAATAAGGCCAGTGATAGCAAAAAGGTCATTCTTTAAAATGGCACCGTTTTGATATGAAATAGCATATCCAATGCGTGCTTTATTTTTATCGAAAATATTTCGTCCGGCAGACATGGAAGATTTAATGGCATCACGTGATACTCTTAAAGCGATCTGAGTAATGTCTTGTTTACTTGGAGCGCCAAAAGGAATGTAGTCTGCTGGCATCTCGCTACCATGAAGCAACATAAGAGTTTCAGCAGCCTGGAGCGGAGTTCCATGCATTCTGATATAAGCGGCATCAGCAGGTGTCGTAAAAGGCGTGTTAGTACTAATACTAAGTAAAGCAACTTTTTTCAGACTAACGTCATAGCAAATAGCAACATTACTAGCTCGGTTACAAACATATGTAGCTAGCGGTGCCACCGGGATGAAATCTGTCACAAAATAGCTACTATTTGGCGTTACTGAACCAAGGGTCGATAAAGCATAGCCAGAAATAACTTTGTCTTTGTTGATAAGGTTCGCGCGTGGAAAGTTTTTGTTGAGGAGTTCAACAGTTTGTTGATGCGACTTAAGATCCTGACTATACCAATCACGCCATCCATAACCCATATATACAGAAGGTGCATTGTTACCTTTAACAAGTACCTGTGTATCAGCGCCTGTTGAGATTGTTTGGGAAAAACGAACAAAGAATGTCCCACCAGGTGTAGTGAACGGTGTATTAGCGTTCACAGTTGCTGAGTAACTAATGAACGTCTTATCAAAATCATAAAATGCAAGATGTGCAACCTGACGAGAAAAAACATATTGAGTCTTATCTTGTACAGGCAAAAAATCGCTAGCGAAGTATGCAGGATTTTCAGAAAGAGTACCTACAGAATTAATATACTTTCCTTCAATGATGGCCGCTACATCGAATAAATTATAAGTTTTTGGAGAACGACCACATATGTCGTAGATTGAATGGATTGCAGATTTAACATACCGTCCGCCAATCATCTCAGCAACTTCAAGTGCTTTCCCAGAAACTTTACGATAGTAAATAAAAGAATTATCAGAATTAGCACCCTGTGGTATCCGGAAATACTCATTTTCATTAGTGTTTTTTAATGCCTCGTCAACAGATGGATATGTAAAGTAAGACGAGTCATAGCTGGCAACAATCATATCTGTTTTAGTCATAACATTATCGTTCATATATTTTTTTCCTTTAAATGCATATAGATGGGTAACGCAATGCAAGGCATTGCGTTTAGCGTTATTTAATTGAAATATTTAATGCAAGTTATTATTGTTTAAAGTTTGGCATATTGTTTGCAGTTCGCCATTTTTTTACAATCTCTACGATTGCTTCTGGAGAACTATCATGCCCAGGCTCCGGAAAATAAAACAGATCGGATCCAGAGGGGTGCTCACTAATTCGCTCAAATTCAAAAACGGCATTCGTGTGCTCTTGCTCTGTACTATAATCAGCCGTGCAAATTTTTTTAACAAAATCCAAGAATTCTTTTTCAGTATATTCTGTAATATTTTTCATAGACATTTATTCCCCCTTATGGATCTCAACATGACGCTTGGGTGTTACTGCATTTAGGTTGTCTACATTATAGACATCACCGCCTTCTGAAATGCTTTTTTTATGGTGGAGTTCAATTTTTGCTCTTTTGCCCGCACGTTCTCCTTTACGAACGAAAGGGGCATAGCCTTTATTCATTAGGTCTAAATCGTTGGGCATAAACTGTTGGCTCAAATCTTGATCTTTTGCCACTGCCTTCCATAATGCCCTTCTGAATGAACCAAAACTACTGTAAGTTTTTCCGCGAAGCTTGTCTGCAATCTGTTTTGGTATTGCTGCACCTTCTCCTGTGCCTGCACTATCCAACCAATTATCTCCTATGGTTTTTCCTTCTCCATTTACCGTTCCCGGTGAATTACGACGAGAACGATACATGACATATAGCGGCCTTAAGCCTGAGTCCGCCGGGAAGATCAGAATAACGTCGTTATAATCATAGTCTGAAGGCCATGGGTTCGGCAGAACGCTATCAGTTAAAAATTCCCTTTCACCATCGTAATCACCTGTAGTGATAATATTCTCCGGTAAAGGTACTGGACCGGATAAAGAGGTTGGTCCATTAACACCAGGAGCGTCTGCCGGGCTAATAAGAATTGACTGGCGTGGAATACCATATTCATCTGGAAGGGTATAGCTATAATAACCGGTTTGTTCATCCTTGATTGCTTTCACAACCTTAACAGTACCGACAATCGGCGATTTTACTAAACCGACAGTGAGCTGATTTTCCTCATCAACATCAAGCGCACCTCGTATTGGCATTGGAACCGGAGTGTTAGTCTTAGCAGCTGTTTCTAGTTCAGATGCATCAGGTAATCCGAGTAGGTCACCCGGTATAAGAGCACTAACATCACGCCCAATGTTGATATTCTCACCTGAATTTAACGAAGGGGAATATAGCAATGTCGATATCGCTGCTACGACAGGGCCTATCATTGATACCGTTGCAATTTCACTGAGAGTAGTAATAGCAGCTGCAATGCGCGTGGCAATTACTGAAGCTGGCGTCCCTGTAAACGATATTCCGCCTAATCCAGCAAGAGAAAAACTTAAAGGAGAGCTTGCAGCGGCAGGTGCAACAGGTACTCCTCTGACTGACTGTATATCCTGCGAGAAAACGCGGGCTGCGGCAGTAAGGCGTTCGAGTTTGAGTTGTTCTAACTCAGCTTTCTGTCTTGCCTCTTCAGCATCTTTAGCTGCCTGTTCAGCGGCAGTTTTGTCTTCTCCAGTAGCATTCTGTGCAGCTTTTTTCGCAGCTTCCTCGGCCTGTTCAGCATTAAGAAGCTCCTGAGAGGCTTTTGCTGCCAGGGAAGCCTGGGAATCGCCATAGGGGACAAATATTTTTAAATAATAATTTATGCTTTCATCACTTGCTATAAGATTGTAGCCCCAATATCCGGGCTGCCCGTGGCTAATGCTTAACCCCAGACTACTATAGTTAGGATTGGCGGGATCGATGATGATATCTTTTCCACCATTATCATTCCCGCCATTTGGCGGACGACCTGGAGCAGAGGAATTTGATTTACCTTCCAGATTAACCCGGACTTCACCACCAGGGCCTGTTGTGGTATTTGGAGCGCTATGATCCCAGCCCCAACCACCCCCTCCCACGCTGCTACCACTATCAGATGAGCCGTTAATATTGCCACTGGATGTTCCGCCATTATGACCCAACCCGGTATTACCTTCGCTTTTACCGTCTCCACCACTCAT